ATGGGTGAGTTTGTCGCCGATAAACTCCCCGTAATCCATCACAACCTCACCTCAACCGCCGACGTCCACAGCCCCGGCGTGATGAATGAGACCTTGGCTTCGGCGACCGTCGTGCCCGTCTGCGACTCGAAAACCAGCACGGCGACCTCAACGGAGTGGGCGATCTCGACCTCAAGCTGCCGCTTGCGGTCAATGTATTCGGCGAGTGTCACGTCATCTCCTGTCGGTTTAGGTTCGCCCGGGCGGGCCTGCAAAGCACCCAGGAAGCCCGCCCGGGACTCGCGCACTTGGCGCGATACTAATCGGCGTACAGCGAAAACAGTGAGCGTCCGTCGTGATCGTCGCCGATGAAATGCAGGCCGCCGAAATCGGATTTGTTGCCGACCATGCCCCCGCAGCGGCAATCGGTGACGCCGCACAATTTGCGCTGCGCAGCTGCCCAGGCGCGGGCGGAGACGGCGTAGCAACGGCCGCCGGCCGACAATTTCTTGGCGATCACGACAGCCTCGCGGCCGCCGTGGAATTCGTTGCGCAGGGTGATTTTCACACTGGCGGCGGGGCTGGTGGCTTGCTTTGACATTCTGTTTTCCTCCTGGTTCTGCGAGTTTTTGCTGCCGTTCACCTCATCAATATCGGCTACTCTACCCTGGAGTCAACCAAATATTTCGCCAACGGTGAAAATATATTATCCCGTATCGGTCGGTAATTGGCACAAAGTATGCCAAAGCGGTTTTAATTGGAATAGCACTTGACTTGCTGTTTTTGGTGGCGTAGCCTTGCTCGGTGCCCGCCAATTTCGGCCGGCGAAAGGAGAGAGCCCATCATGGACGATTCTCGTTCACCAAATCCCCCGGAATGCTTCTGCCCCGATCCCGCCATCCCACCACTGCTGAACGTGGCGGAAGTCGCAAAGATTCTCGGGCGCAAGCCCAAGACCCTGCGGAACCAGCTGCAGCGGCGAAACGATTCCGCGCCCGTGCCCGTGAAATGCAGCAACGGTTACAACATCCGATTTGAGCGCGCCGCCGTGCTCGCCTGGATCGCGCGCCACAGTGAGCACGCGGCCGGCGGGATTGCCGATGCCGATGCAACCTCCACCAGCAGCAGCGGCCAGTAGCCGCAGAAGGAACCGAGCCCATGAACAACGGATTTTTTCAACAGGGGTTTGATGCCGCCTCGGTCGCCCCAAAACAGGATTTCGTCGCGCTGCCGGCGGGCATTTACACCGTCGTATGCATGGATGCCCAGTGGATGGTTACGAAGGCAGGGACCGGAAAGTACCTCAAGTTGGAATTCGAAGTGCTCGAAGGGGCCAGCAAGGGCCGCAAGGTCTTCACCCGCCTGAACCTCGAAAACCCCAACGCCACCGCCGTCCAGATCGCGCAGTCCGAGTTGTCCAGCATCTGCCGCGCCATCGGAGTGCTCAAGCCCACCAGCGAATTCGATCTCATCAATCATCCGCTGCAGGTGTCGGTCTACGTGGACGACGCCGGATACAACGGCATCGGCAACTACGCGGCACCCGGTGCGGTGCTGGCCGAAGCCAAGGTGCCGAAGAAGAAGGGCGGGGCCAGCAAGCCGGCCCCGGGCGGGCAGTCGCCGGACAACGATGATTCGGATGGATTGCCTTTTTAGCCACCACTGACCAAGGGGAGAACCTCACATGCTGAACGTCATTACCGGCCGAGTCTGCCGCCCGCGCAAGATCGTGCTCTACGGCGTGGCAGGCATCGGCAAGAACACATGGGCGGCGGGCTCGCCAAGCCCGCTGTTCATCCAGACCGAGGAAGGCAGCGAAGATATCGGCGTCGCACGGCTGCCCATGCGGCGCACGCTGCCCGAGTTGCAGAAGGATTTGCGCGACGTGCTGCTTGAGGAGCACGCGTACAAGTCGCTGGTTATCGATACCGCCGACGGTATCGAGACCCTCATCCATACGTCGGTTGCCACCGACAGCGGCAAGGGTTCGGTCGCTGAAATCACCTACGGCCGCGGCTATGATGCGGCCGTGAACGACCTGCGGAAGATCCTGTTCGTGCTCGACAAGATCCGCGACGTGAGAGGCATGACGGTGATCGTGCTCGCGCACGCCAAGATTGCGCGGTTCGAAGACCCCGCAAATGAGGCGTATGACCGCTACAGTCTCCAGATGCACTACAAGGCAGCGGCCGAAGTCATGGGGTGGGCGGACGAAGTGCTGTTCGCAAATTACAAGACGTTCGTGCGCAAGACCGAGCAGGGTTTCCGCGAGCGGAATGTTGCCACCGGCACCGGCGAGCGGTTCCTGTTCACCCGCGAGATGCCCGCCTACTACGCGAAAAACAGGCTCGACCTGCCGCCCGAAATGCCGATGCCGAAGGTCGGCGGGTGGGATCTGTTCGCGGAGCATCTGACCAAACCCGAACAAGCGGCGGGCGCCGCCGAACAGGTGGCGCAATCACCTGACGCGGCAACCGACAGTGGCGAGCCTGCCGGTCAGGCGCCCGCCGTAGTTATCCAGGGCAGCGACGTTCCGGAAGCCGTATCCGAAGCTGCCGCTCAGGCGGGCATGACCGTGCCCGACCTCGACGCAATGGACGTGGACCAGTTGCGCGAGCTTGCCCTGCCGCTGGCCCACAAGTTCAGCAAGGCGCGCGCGGCCAGCATGCGCAAGGCCATCGCAGGGCGTGACGCTGAGAAGATGCGCGAGATCATCCGTTATGTAATGAGCAAGCCCGACACGTCGGGCATTTCCGGGGAGGACTGAGCATGACCAAGAAAGCCACCACACCGCCGGCCCCTGCCGGCGAGCAGACCGAAGCCGTAGCGCTGTCGCGGATTCCCGCGTTTCAGCCGATCGAGCTTGAGATCGTGCGCGACGTGCTGCCGATGAAAGGTCGGCAGTATGACGTCAGCACGCCCGATGGGCTGGCGGAAGCCAAGGCCGACAAGAAGACGATCACGAGCTACCTCACGCGGCTTGAATCGGCGCGGAAGGTCACGAAAGACGAGCCGTATAAGCTCTGCCTGCTGATCGACGCCGAAGCCAAGCGGATTGCGCTGCCGGTTGAACTGGAGATCAAGGCCCCGCTGGTCGCGCTGATTGAGGCCGAAGAAGGGCGCCAGGCGGCCATCGAAGCCGCGCGGGTGGACGCCATCCGCTCCCGCATTCAGATGCTCACCCGCCGGCCCGGGTGGGGTGCCAAGGCCATCGACATCCGCACCATGCTGAATTTCGTGGAGACCGTTCTGGTGGACGCCGCCTACGCTGAGTTGCAAGACGAAGCGGTCGTGGCACAGGCCGAAGCCCTGCGTGACCTGCGGGCCATGCTGGCGACGGCTGAGGATGTCGAGCGGCAGCAGGCCGAACTCAAGGCAGGACACGCGCGGCTGGCGGAACAGGTCGCGCAGCAGCAGGCGGCTGAGTTGGTGGCGGGTGATGTGACCGGACCGCCGACCGGGCAGACGATCGTCGTGCAGATGCTCGACGATCCGCGTCCGGTCGGACCGCCGTCTACCGCCCGGGCGTTGGGGGAGATCATCGAACTCTGCGACGCGCTGGCGTTCGGCGCGGATGCCGAGGCGGCACCTATGATTGCCAAAATCAAGCTGTTGGCGCAGTCGGTTTTGGCGAGGGCTTGAACAACTAGCCAGCTAGAAATGAGCGCGTCATGAGATGCGGGGTCGGTGAGGTTAGACAACTTTTGTGTCAGTCGTGCACTAGGCCGTTCACGGCTTGTCGTATTGACGCAAAATTCTGTTGTAGGGTTTGCCAATCGCGCGCGTGGGAAAATCATGGACGGGGACCAGTGTCTTACGTTTGTATTCACTGTGGAAAGCAAATTCAAGAACTTAACCCCGATCCTGACAAGAAGAAGGCACCAAGAAGAAAGAAGTTTTGTTCCAGAAAATGCAAGGATGCCGCGGCGTGTCCGCGCAAAAACAAAAAGAAAATATCTGTTCTGTCAGATGGTTATGTTCGCGGGCTCTTTCCTGGGACAGACGTCCCGAAGTCGTTGATTGACGCAAAGAGAGAACTCATCAAGTTGAGAAGATTCATCGCATCCAGCGATGATCAAACGCCGCTTAATCGCGGCAAAACACGGGGAGAACAAGAATGAACATCAAGAACATCAGCGACCTGACCAACGAACTTTCGCAGGCCATCGACGAAATCAAGAATGGCAACAAGACGCTTGACGAGGGCAACACTCTGGCGAACATCGCCGGCAAGATCATCAACGGCGTCCGCGTGCAGATCGACTACGCCAAGGCGAGGAAGGAAACCCCCGACGTGGCGTTCATGAACAAGAGCAGGCCGAAGGCTTGACCAACTGACCACACCACGCTAGTCTCAACCCGCGCCGCCGGCTTGCAACCGGCACCAAAAGGCGCGGCCCGGCCGGGGGGTTCACTCCGTTCCCCCCGGCCATACAAACGGAGTTGGTACCATGCCCGATGCTCCCTTGCTGCCATGCCACGCCGAAGCCCTACGCCTGCTCGACCTCGGATACCGACCGATTGCGATTGACCCCACCACAAAGGCTCCGTGGTATCCGTGGAAGGACTTCCAGGTGCGGCAACCGACGCCACACGAGATTGCCGGCTGGTTCACCGACCGGCCGCACGCCGGAGTGGCGGTGACCACTGAGGGTCTCGTGGTGGTGGACGTCGATGGCCCTGCTACTATCTGGCCGCCGAACCGTGAATGCTGCATTGACTTGATGGGAGTCCCGCAGGTGTCAACCCCGCGGGGGGGGTCGCATTTCTACTTTCGGCAGGCACGCCCTCACGCCGGGACCATCGGGGCCATTCAGCCGCAGGTGGACACCCGCGCTGATGGCAACCTCGTGGTTGTCCCGCCCACCCAGAGGCTCGACGGAACAAGATACGAATGGGTTGGCCCTGCCCT